CGCGGCATAACAAGCCAATTTACAGGCATCAAATATGTCCATACCCTTATCAATACCATAGGCAATAACTGCCATTACAGTATCTCCTGCACCAGTTACGTCTGCAACTTCTTTTACAGGTTCACTAAAATGTTTGTATTCGTCTAGTATGTTTAGTACGTGCATACCATTAGCACCATCTGTAACAACTAACCAAGTCCAGCTATGTCTTTGCATTTGTCTAAGAGCATCTGCTTGATTCCATTTACCAAACCATGCTTCGTATTCTGCCATGTTTGGTTTAACAAGATATGCTCCATGATAAAAGTTTGCATCTTGTTTTGGATCAACTAAAATCTTTGCTTCTTTGCTTAATAAGTTTGCTACTGTATCTCGTCTTACAGTACCCTTTGCATAATCACTTACGCAGATAATATCATTTTTCTTAATGTATGTTTCTAGTCTATCGTTTGCTTGATCACCAGTGTACTGAACTTCTCTATCCCAACGTACAATATGCTGTCCACCTTTTGCAACTAGTCTTGTTTTTGTTGTTGTAACATCTTGGTCACCGGCCATTTGACATTCTAAGTTTTGTTTTAATAAAAGTTCTTGTAACTTATAACCTTCTTTGTCATGTCCTGTAACACTTATTAATGTTACGGTTGATCCTAAACTTTTTATATTGAGTGCTAAATTTCCTGCACCACCTATTGACCATTCTTGATGATCTTCTAATAACACAGGTACAGGTGCTTCTGGTGACATTCTATTTGCTTCACCGACTATCCATCGATCTAACATTATGTCGCCGTAGACTTTTATCATTTACTTCTCCATTAATGATACTAATTGGAATACAGTTTGTAATTTTGTTAAGTTTGATTTGCTTTGTAATGTGTTACGCAATCCTTGGTGTAATGGCTTTGGCCAATTACCAAAACTTACCCAAGCATATCCATTATGTTCACCATTTAGTGTTGGAATAAATTCTTCTTTTATAACACAAAGATACGTATGGAAATTAAATTTTTCATCGTTACTTACAAAAGTTTCTAGTGGAATTGATTTAATAATTTCAGGAGTTTTTCCAACTTCTTCTTTTATTTCTCTCAACAATGCCTGATATGGAATCTCTTCTGATTCATTAGTTCCACCTACTAGTCCCCAAACATTGGCTTGTCTGCTTTGTGATCTATGCAGAAACAAAAACCTTTGGGTATCTAAGGTATAGAAGAGGGCACCACTACAAATAATCTTACTCATATAACTACTTATTTAGAGTACTAGGCGCCAGGTTCCTTTTCGATACTCGCCTTCAAACGTAAGCAACCATTCTGCTCCGTTCCATTTGTATTGGATACCTGTATTTAAATTGGTTGTATATGTTACTTCTGGTACTGTTGAATCTTGACCACTGTTTGCACTAGCATCAAATACTATTTCCCAGTCATTACCATTCCACTCAATTATATCATTTTCGTTAGCTATTAGATCGCCACCTGCACCTTTCCAAGCATCTGGTCCGTCTGCATTTTCTTTAGAACCTACATCTCCTAGTAACAATACTCTAACACCGTCACCTTTGATATTTGTTGGATTAGTTTTTAAAGGATCTATGATTGCATCAATAGTACCTTTTGTAGAAACAGGACCAACTATAACTGTGTTTGTAGGTATAGTATCTTCGTCCCAATTAACTATAATTTGTGTTTCGTCTAAGCTGTTAACAGCAAAAGTTCCTACTACTGGTGCAGTAAATCCTTCTCTGTCTAAATAAATTTTACTTAATGAAGCTCTGTAAATACCTGGCTCTGCATCTAATACTGTACTCCATTGTATGTCACCTGACACACCGTTCTTACCAAGCTGTACAACATTGTTAATTACTATTGCATCATAACCAGCCGCAGTTGAAACTGCCAAGTGTGCAGTAGACTTGCTTGATTTACCTGTACCAGGTTTACTTACTGTGCTAGTATCAGAACCTTTCATGGTGTTATCATAACTATCGTCATATGCTTGTAGTTCAGGCATACTGCTACTTAGGTCAACAGTACCTTTGCTTTCATCAAATATACTCATTATAACATTTGTTATAACACCTAGCTTTTTAACTTTAGCAGGTGGACTAATATAAATTGGTGTGCTAAATCCTAGTGTAGCAACATCAATGTCTGATTCAGTTCCTACAGGAATACTTCTTGAACTAAAGTTAATGTTTTCTAAATTAACAACTGATAAAGAAGTCCAGTCTACATAGTTGTCTGTTGTTTGTATTTCTAAACTTGGATTGAACAGCATTAATATCTGTTCCATGATTTGTAATTTTTGTTCTGTGTTTGTTGACCAAATATCTGCTGATAATTGCAAAGTATAAGGCGTAGGCATTAAACGTTCTACTGTGTAATTCTTACCTTGTGTGTTTAAATATTCTTTACCTGTATTATCATATTCACGTTCTCTTAAATGTATCTTACCTGTGTATGTAGAGTCAGCAGTTCTTGTTCTATCCATCTCCATACCAGTAACGTGTACACCTATACGAGGAGCACTTGGAATTTTGTTTTCTGAATTATCTCTAATCAAATGTCCTACTTGTCTAGTAATGTCACCATACATAACAGGAACCTGTACTAACGCACCTTTACCATCAGCATAAGAGAAGTTACTCATTAGGCGAATAATCTGCGTAATGTATCTTCTAATTTGTCCGTCGTAAAAATGTTGCATTATCTTTTACACCCACAATCTCTAATAAAGAAATGCACAACTGCCATTGTAAACCACATCCATGTCATTTCACCTACACCAAGTAAGCTAGGCCCGTGGTTCATATGTCCCATGTCATTATTTAAAAATATAACACCTAAAATTAAAAATAGCAATCCTGCAAATTTATGTCTCATTAATTATCGCTCCTTGGCTTTAATGCCTTACTGACAGGTTGTCGTTCTTTAACTGTTTCTCCGCCAATATTAGTAGTTGTTGAATTGTTTATAAATGTACCTTTTTGTGTATTCTTAGTATCAGTGTTAGACATATCAACTCTTACATTATCTTCCATTTTGGTCCAACGTTGTCCGTCAAACCTAAACAATCTATTTGGCATAAAGTCTGTCCTTAAAAAGTAATCACCTTTGATTTGATTAAGTGGAAAACTTCCACCATGACCAAATGCTTCACCATTTGGTGCAATACCATCACCTAACAAGTAACCATCGTAACCTGATCTTTCTGGTGTTTGGTTAACTCTATCTGCAAGTAAACCTTGTTGTGAAATATCTAAATTGTTTATATCAGTTGTAACCATTTCAGGTTTACCTGATTTGTCAACTTGTAATGTGTATAGCTGACTTGTTTCGTATCCTGACTTACCTGCGTCTGCTTCTGCTTGTTGAACAACAGCATTGTTAATTTGCATTTCTTTTTCATATGTAGAAAGAACATCACGTAATGTATTTGTACTTCCTTCTTCTGCTGGTAAATCAAGTATTTCTTTGAATTCTTGTGAGTCAACAATTTGTTTCATCTTGACTCTGTATAAATGTGGATACCAAGTCTGTGTAAATCCTTCTGCCGCTCTGTTTACATCTTCAACTACGTAAAAACGTTTTAGTGCTACTTGGTAATCATTAAGAGCATACTCGTCTTTTAAGTGTGGTAGCTCTATTACGTCACCTGGCATAATCTTACGTCCGAGTGTTTTTACACTATAGTTGATAGGTATTGTCATAAACAATACATCATTCTGTAGGAACAATCCAAATTGACTCATATCAAAGTCAATATCTGCAACGTTGTAAATACCACGTATTACATAAATGTCTGGATCATACTTTCTATCCCTGTTTTCAAGGAATAGCATATCTTGTATATTAGTTTCCTTAACAGCATTATACCTAGGTTGAGCCGGTGTCGCATCGGCTTCATCAGGATTAACTGGTCCTAAATACTTGTGGACAAATACGTCTGTACCACCTATAGTGAACATCTCCTGGATGGTCTTATCTAGGAAATCGTAATCTTTGCCCTTTTCGGGTTTGTATAAACTGAGTCTTGGCATAACATTAGTATTTATCGAACGTATAAATACATATGGAGACGAAAGATTATGGCAGATTTGACAACACAGAAACAAGAAGTATTTGATTACATTAACCTAAGTTTAGGCGGTGGTATGGTGGACGTAGAGCTGGATCCAGCACACTACGAAACAGCATTGAAAAAATCACTATCAAAATTTAGACAAAGATCAGATAATTCTGTAGAAGAGTCGTATATATTCCTTCCTACAATCATTGATCAGAATACATACATTTTACCTCAAGAAGTAGTTGAAGTAAGAAAAATATTCCGTAGATCAATTGGTTCTAGATCAGGTGGAGGAGATGGTGGTACATTGTTTGAACCATTCAACCTGGCATACACAAACACATATCTTTTAGCAAGTACTAACATGGGTGGATTAGCAACTTATGATATGTTCAGTCAGTACCAAGAATTGGTAGGAAGAATGTTTGGTTCATTTATTGAATTCAAATGGAACACTACTACAAAAGAACTTATGGTACTACAACGCCCTAGAGCAGAAGAAGAATTACTACTTTACTGCTACAACTATAGACCAGATTCAGAATTATTAAAAGATTACCTAGCCCAACAGTGGATCAAAGATTATGCACTCGCTACTTGTAAGTATATGCTTGGAGAAGCAAGAAGCAAATTTGCCACTATAGCAGGACCACAGGGTGGATCAACACTAAACGGTGATGCACTTAAGAATGAAGCCATTGCTGAAATGGAAAAACTTGATACTGAGCTTCAGACTCAGATTGCAGGTGGTGTTGGCTACGGTTTCACAATTGGCTAATAACTGCTTGACTTTTAGATAAATCTATAGTAACATACATATATTAATACTTAAAGAAAGGAAACTTCTATGATCGTAGGAATCTGCGGACTTATTGGATCGGGCAAAGATACTATTGCTGATTATTTGATTAGAAAACATGATTTTGAAAAGATCAGCTTTGCTGACAAACTTAAAGACTCTGTGAGTGTTATGTTTGATTGGGACCGTGAGCTACTAGATGGCAAAACCGATGAAAGCAGAGCATGGAGAGAAGAAGTTGACGAGTATTGGTCAAAAGAAACTGGTGAAACAATTACACCTAGGCTAGTATTACAACTGTTTGGTACCGAATGTATGCGTGATGGATTTTACGATGGTATATGGGTAAGCCTAACAAAGAAGAAAATACTAGACAATCCCGGCAAGAACTTTGTTATACCAGATGTACGTTTCCCTAATGAAGCTAAAATGCTATATGAGATCAAAGGTCAAGTATGGCGTGTAAAACGTGGTGATGATCCGCAATGGTTTGTAGACTACAGGGACTATGGAACAGAGCCTAAAGAAGTACACCCTAGTGAATGGGCTTGGGCACAAACTAAATTTACACAGATTATTGAGAATAACAAGACCGTTAACGATCTTACAGATCAGGTACGAGATCTCCTTGTTTCCACTTAAACCCTTCCTTATATATAATTTTACTACAATTAGCACACACGGTCTTTAGATTACTAAACCTGATGTTGTTCATGTCACCGTCTACATAGTAGACTGAAAATTGTTCCTTGTGTTTGCTTTTATACCCACACTTGTCACACTCGTTCTTTTTAGTATAGCCTGACTGTTTGTACTTGGAATATGCGGTACGTGGCTTGCCATGCCTAACACATGACTCACACTTGCTTCGATAGAAAGGTTTGCCCTTCTTGTAGTAGTTGATTGCTACAGGTTTCTGTCCACATTCACATAAAGGTCTCATATATGTATTTACCTGCCCTTTTTGATCCCTTTTTCACCGTAGTTATACCATAGGTTTATGCGTTTTGGTATAAATACTTGTAATATGCTAACAGGAGAACTAAAATGGCTTTAACATCACCAGGAGTACAGGTTTCCGTAATCGACGAAAGTTTTTACACGCCGGCGGAACCAGGAACAGTACCAATGATTTTCGTTGCGTCTGCACAGGATAAACAGAACGCATCAGGAACAGGTACAGCAACAGGAACACAAAGTAAAAATGCGGGAGTACCGTATTTGATTACTTCACAAAGAGAATTAACAGAATTGTTTGGAGATCCAACTTTCTATACAGATTCTAACAACAATGCGTTACATGGTAACGAGCTTAACGAATACGGATTACAAGCGGCTTACTCATACTTAGGAGTGGCAAATAGAGCTTACGTAGTTAGAGCAGATTTAAACACTACAGAGCTAATTGCAACTGCAACTGCTCCAGCGGCAAACCCAGCAGACGGAACATACTGGTTTGATACTGCTAATAGTGTATTTGGAATCTTTGAATGGAATAGTGCTTCAGCATCGACAACTGGTGGTCAGAGCTTTAGCAATAAACTTC